CCGCTACCAAATCCGTCACCGTCATTGCCTGACGATGGTGTGAATTTACCATTACCGCCGTAACCGTATGGTGTGTTACCACCTTTACCCGATCTTTCAAAGGTGCTTGCGCCGCCAAGGTCGCCACCCTGACCTACAAAATTTACATCAAAATCAACAGCGGTTGTTGCCGGTGAGGTGGCGCCGTTACTAGCGCCTAGACCACCACCCGGGGCTGTAAGATTAACCCCTGTACCCACGATGGTTGTGTCTGTGCCCGGACTACCATTACCTGTTGATCCACCACTGCCGCCAAGACCTATTGTCAGGGTCAACGATGCAATACCGGCAACATTAATAGTACTGCGGCCTGATGCTGCACCCGAGCCTCCACCACCGCCGCCAGCGGATCCAACATTACTTGAGCCGCCACCGCCACCGCCACCAACTGCTTCAAGAACAATATATCTACAACCTAACGGCTTGCTCCAAACACCATCTGATGTAAATTCTTGAACGGTGGGAGTACTACCAGAAATGTCAGCTATTAACTCAAACCAGTCATTAGCCGAATCGTAGACACAGGAAACGCGCCCACTAATTGCACCGGCTGCCGGATCAGCACCAATTGATGTCTTGATGTCCTTTACACCTAAAGAGGCCACATTGACGGTAGATGCGCCGGTATTAGCGTTAGCCGCTAAAAACCGTATTTCCATTCCGTCTTCATAACTCGGTGGGGTTTGTTTTGTACCGATACCTGATAGTACATAGGCATCTGCCGCACCTGAATCCGTATAAAATGTGCCATTAGCAACATAACCAGCAATACCCTTACCTAACTGGTTAAGATCGCCAGCACTGAGCGTTTGACCCAGCTGAGTTATTACGTTTTGTACCTCGGTAGGTAATTGATTCCACTCAGCGGCAGGCAGCGAGCCTTGTGAACCGGCACCACCGTCAACTTTATCGTTTAGTTCTTGCATTTAGGCCACCTGTCTAATTATCAATTCGCAATTTGCTGGTTTCAGTTTTTCAAAGATACAGCGAATTATACCGATTTCGCTAGTACCAAATGGTATGGGGAAACTGTACGGGAAAGTAGATTCCGGGGGAACTGTGATATTCACTATTATTGTAAACCGTGCTTGCTCCGCATTTGGATAGAACGGAATAGGGAAAGTTAAGGGAAATACCCCTGATTCTGAGCCCGCCTGAACCTCGACATCTACACCAAATATTGAAGCTAACTCAACAAAGTCGTCAGCTGTCTGTACGCCAGATGATGCCAATTTAACTAGAATATCACGTCTTCTTTCTTCAATGGTACCGGTACCAGAAAAACAATCATCAGGTATACCTACCGCTGACTCCCATTCGGTGAGAAATTTCTCAGTTTTATCCGGTAAGATTTCACAACTGTATTCACGCAATAAACCATTGGCTCTGAATAACTCACCAGCCATTCCTAATAGAAGATTTCTTAAATTACTGCCTTCTATATTCTTGGAGCCAAATAGAACACCCCCGGGCAAATAAGCACCTAAGCTATCTGCGTAATCCGCCTGCGTCCTACGTTGGAATAGCATCATGGGTATGTCACCGCGCCAAGTATGCCTATTTCACCAGCGGATATAGTAACGTCACCAGAAGGTGAAGAAAGTGTGAACGTCTGTACTAGATCACCTGTGACCGTATCTACTGTATTAAATATGGCCGACCTATAGGCATCTTCATCCACATCGGAACCAACATTAGTACGTTCATCAAAAAACTGTCTTAAATTAGCTGATATAGCATCCCGCATCGTGGTTGTATTAGGTAAAAGATCAGTAAATACGAAATCAACATCCACACCCACGGGGGCCTCAACAATAACATCACTATCCTGAGTATTAGCGGGTTTGATTGTGAGGATACTATCCTTGACTTTCACCACTTCCGAACCGGTCGGAATAGGATTAGGGTCATTGTCACGCATGAAATAAACAGTAACCTGACCTATAGCAGGCGTAACTTCCTGTACAAATACCCTTGTTACGCCCGGTACCTCTTTGGCTTGTTCCGTAATAGCGGCAACATTAAAATTAGAAACCGGGTTCTGTATTCTATCCAAAGTACGCGCACGTAAAGAATCCTCAGTCTCTTGGTCTGTTCCGCCCCCAACGGCACCGAAATCCACGGTGAAAACATCATCAACACCCACGATAGGGCTCTGCAGTCTTAGTTGTGTACCAGCATCCAAGTTAACTGACTGCCCGAATTCCACTGATTGAACCGGGATATTTGCAGTTGTGAAGGATACATCGGCGGGTGTGCCTGGCTCATCCGCAGGAGAACCAATTATTTCATACTGAAATGCATCTAAAGCAGTAACTATAATTGTAGCCGTGACGTTATAGGCGGCATCGGTAGCATTAGCAACAGTTACCTCTATACCGTCAGCTAAGTTATGGTTACTCTCAGTCACCGCCGTGACAGTAGTGCCTGACCTACTCAGACTTTGAATGTTTATAGTCTGATTGCTTATAGTGCCGGAGCTAGTAGTTACAAACTCACCCACACCGGTTACGGTTAAGGTAGTGCTATTTGGCACTATGGAACCAGCAACACCAGTAGCTACAACGTTACCATTTGATTGAGAGGCAGGTAATTGCTGTTTACCCCAGATAGCCGCCCACCTTGTTAGGTATTCGCCTGTAGCCGTATCGGGGAAATTTTGTGTGATTGCCGCTTTTAATTGTAGGTAAAAATCAAAAATACGGTTAGCCGCTGCCGTAACAATGGCACCAAGCCAACTGTTTTTCAGAAACGGATTTGACTGATTTAATTCACGCTGTACATCCGCTTTAGAACGGGCATCGATCTCTTGGGCGGATTCAGGTATTTCAATTGGCACGGCCTGTATTCTCCCACAGTGTAAAGAATTTCCGGTCAACTTTATCACGGCTACGGCGGATTGTAATGTCAAGCAGAACACGCCCACCCGATACGGTGGCTATCACCTGATCAATCGATACGGCTAAACCATCGTCAACAAGCCACTGAAGGGCCTTTGTGGCTTCGTCCTGTAGTCTATTGAGGGTATTGCGTGTCAACCTCGCCTGAGACAGTAACCATATCTTAGAACCGTTCTCAAATTCATCAGTATTGCCGATCCACCCACGGCGTAATTGAGGTTCCACTACCTCATCCTGATTAGCGCGGCGCTCACCAAACAATGAATACAATAATGATGTATCAAAGAAATCAGCGGTATTTATGTCACCGCTCTCATCTAAAGTGAAGTCATATAAACCACTTGCGGGATCAACAATTAACACAGCATCGGTTGTCATGGTATTACTCCGCTTGTGTCCTGCTCTGTATTACCATCTGAATCAGGACCCTGTGAATGTCTATGATTTTCACCAATATTAACACCATTTGCGGTGATAGCGCCCGTAATGGCTAACCCGGCGGATGCAATAACGGGACCCGTCACCGTTAACGGACCGTTAACGGTACTAATTGGGGCTGTAATAGTTGCACTGGTTGCGGCTGTTACATTCACTGTCTGAGTATTTATACTGACATCATCCGCATTAACATTAACGTTAGCGGCCTTAATGTTAATGTTTGCTCCACCACCATTGCCAGTCTCGATATCTAAATCACCCGATTCACGCCAAATGATAAATGCATCAGTTGGGGGATGATAAAAAGCAACCTCACCATCCTTAAGGGTTGGGCGTTTTTTCGCTAACACACCCAAGGATGCCCGGTTATCGGGACTATCTTGCACAGATGCCATCAGGACAAGCACATCGGCCGGAATGTTACCGTGGACACCGTAAGGGAACACGACTGCCCCGTCAGCAACTTTACCCAGGTATTCCATCTGCTGAACCGGGAATTGACCGCTATCATCACCTGATTTGGTAATCCGTGCCCATCGTAAAAGCTTAGACAACATTTGTAGCTTCCTCTGCTAATGAGTCAGGCTCAATGAATAAGGTGTATGCTTTTTGACCAACAAAGCCAAGGTTCGTATTTCTACCACTGCTTAAATCAAAAGTGAACGTTACTGAATTACACAACATGGGCTCTATCTTACCTACGAAGTCATCAACAATCTGATAAATCCGGTTGATACTCCACAGTTCCCCTGTATCACCGTCCACTCTATAATTAGGTACGGTTGCTGAATACACCAGCCCGCGGGCACGTCTAACATCGGCCTCCCATTTAGCACGATCCTCACAGGGACCATTAGAAAAAGGGGTCTCAGATATAAGGATTAACTGCCTTCCAGCTCTAATCTCACTATCTAAGACCCCACCACTCTGATTGACCAATGAAGCGAGGTCAGTGTCACCAGCCAGATTCAGAGCGGTGGGGTTCAATCCGGACGCCATTTTATACGCGTTAAAACGACCGGTAGTATCGTAACTAAAACTACTTGATATAACGTTGTTATCTTCAGCACCTATGATGTGCTGAACTGCCCCGTCAGCAGATCGCCCGGAATTAGCAGTAATTACAATATTCCCATCACCATTTGATGTTAATAATACTTGACGTTTTTTGGCATACTGCTCAATAAAACTAAAAGCATTGTCACCCGGTTCAGGCGCGGCAATGTCTTCAGCGGCGTTATAGGGTGCAGGATTTACTTGATCAATGACCTGAATACTCAAACCAAGCTGATTAATAACCTTCTCAATTAAAGCCTTAAGCGTCAGGCCGTCACCACGGATGTCATCAATATTATCAAGTGTGCTATCTAATAGGTCAGCGGTCTTATCCCTACCGCTGATATTAATCGTATGGTTACCAGCATCGTAATTGACATTAACAACCTCGATGAATCCGGTAAGAACGGTTTCACCCTCAACTATGACCTTGCATTGCTCACCACCCTTAAACGGTAACGCCTGACCATTAGGTGCCACAGCATCGAACCGAAACGTATTACATAGGGCGTCAAGGCGTATTTCACAGCTTGCCGCCGTAAAATTGGTATATTGAACACCGTCAACCTCTAACCTCATTCTGTAATTACCTCAACCTCACCCTCAACAAAAGACACATCAGCGATATTGTTCAATTCTGCGATGAATTCACCCTGTTCGTCATTACCGTAGTAATTGAAACCTAAGAGGCGTGTTGTAGTGGGGTTTGTTTGCACAGCGATAATCTGACTAACGTTGACACGTACCTGATCAAGAGCAGCAAGCACCTTAACTCTCATATCAGTTATATTGTCCTTAACCTCCTGTGCTGACTCACCTTCCTGAATTGCTAAATATTGAGCATCTAATTCAGCGGTCAATTCATCAATTTCACGGGTGGTTTGGAAGTCAACCCGGGTGATGGCTAGATACGCGTAACCAAGGGATGAGGCTGATACAGCGCCATTCAAAACACCATTGTTCTTGCTACGTTCAATACGTCCGGCGGTGTCCTGTCTAATCGGCGTGTCATCATCACCAAAATCAAAGAATCCTATAAATGTCTCAAATGTTGCATTAGCTGAAACATAAAGGCCGTTGACACTTTGGAACAGCCCTGTCACCGACTGAGCAAGTGCCAACGGGTCGGAAACCAAGCCGTTCACATTAGCGGATAATTCACCTAACTGAGCGCTGAATTCATTAATGGTGTCGGCAGCTTCACCAATAAATGAGGTGGCTTCACGGGTTCTTTCTACAATCCCGTTCACCTTATCTACGGCAGCTGTAAAATTACCGGTGAAACTTTCGGTAACACTAAAGTTATCGGCAATATCGGTATTGACTGACGCCTGTACCGTATCGTTGGCTGTGGCAATCTGAGTAACAACATTGCCCGAACTTTCAGGTATGCCAGTACTATCGTTAACCTCAAAGTTAACACTGACCGTGGTGTCGCCATATTCGCTGAATCGCTCATTAAGGCTGTACGTAACAGCAATGACGTTCTCAATCCGACCGTATAAAGGGTGGATGAGCTCACCGGCATCAGCAGATTCAAGTGCCGCTAACAGGCTGTTACGGTACTCAAGGTAGTCTTGTTGTGGTTTATCACTAATGATGATATCAAGGCTGTTCTTTCGCGGCCTAAGTCGTAAGTCCTCAACACTCTGAGT